GAATTGACTGAATCTCGTGAAGCAAGAGAGCAAATAGATTCAGCAATGACTTATTTGAATAGAGCGTATTTTCAAAAATAAGAGAAATGAGTGAAGTAAATCCAAATTACAATCCACAAGCAGATTTCAAGAACTTTGGTGAAGAGATGGGATACATCGTTGAAACAACACCTAAAGAGGTACTGAAGGAGGAATGGGATAAAGTATTAGCAGAATATGGTACTGATACACACGACAAGATTCTATCTATGACTGATGACTTTGTTCAGTCTAATCGTAGTGAAGTACAAACCTATGCACACTACCATTATGATATGATGGCAGACTTTGCTCTACATATATTGGAAACCTTTAAAACAAAAGAGAAATGAAAACACCAATGCAAGAACTAATTGACCAAATGTGGGAAATAGCCAAGTACGGCGACTCTTACGAGGTTGCTCCGTGTATTGAGGCAGCCGAAGCAATGCTTGAGAAAGAGAAAGAGGTGATGTGTGAGTTTGCTGATGACTACCAACGCAACTGCTTTCAAAAATCTTCAGATGATTACTACAACGAAACCTTTAACACCAAAGAGAAATGAAAACAAAATTTGAAGTAACAGAATCCTTAAACGGATGGAACAGATTAGAAACAACATTTGTTGTTGAATCCTCACCTCGCTGGTGGCAGTTTTGGAAACCTAAAGTAATGCACCAAGAGTTTAATGGTTCAGTTTGGGTGAAGGGTGAAGTATCCCAAAGTTTTGCTCCAGTAGTAGAAACCTTTAACACCAAAGAGAAATGATGGGAAGTAGTACAATTACAATAACAGATTGGTTATTAGTTAAATGATAACCTTTAAAACAAAAGAGAAATGAACAAAGAAGCATTCAACAAATTGATGGGGTACCCAATGGAAACCATCGAACAACTGGTCAAACAAGCCAAAGAAATCAACCGCAATCGAATCGTTGATTTGAACCAACGCGATTTGCAACAAAACGGAATCGAGAATGACTAAACAAGAAATATTTGACCAACCGATTTGGCCATCTCGATTGATATTCAACGCAAAGTTGTTATTGAATAAGCAATACAAAGATTGCGACTTTGATGAACGTTTGACAATACGTTGCCACATTTTAGGAATCAACAAAAACGAAATCAAATGAAAATTAAAAACGTGGAACAACGTTCCAAAGAATGGTTTGAAATGCGCCTTGGCGTCATCACTGGTTCCCGTGTTGGGAACATATTCAAATCGAACAACGTGCCGTTCGTTTATGAATTAATCGCTGAACGATTAAGCGGTGACATTCAAGAATCACCAACCACACAAGCGATGATGCACGGCATCATGATGGAACCCGTTGCATTGGATGAATACCGAATGCGCACGGGAGCAGATGCCCGCGAAGTTGGATTCGTTATTCACGACGACCACGATTGGTTGGCGATATCGCCCGATGCGTTGGTTTATGAGAATGGCGTGCCGATTGGTGGCGTGGAAATCAAATGTCCATCAACGAAAAATCACATTGCGTACATAGCGGGAAACAAGGTTCCAGCGCAATACAAGCATCAAGTGATGCACTATTTTTTGATAGTGGATTCAATCCAATGGGTTGACTTTGTTTCATTCGACCCGCGCATCTCAAAAAATTTGTTTATTTTTCGGGTTCACCGCGATGACCCCGATGTTGGTTTAGATTTAGAAATGCGCAAAATGGAATATCTGAAGTTTTGGGATAAATTGAAGAAGTATGAACAAAAAATCATCGGTTGATTCAATGTGTTGGGAAATGGCAAAACAATATTTCCACGCAATGGACAAATCCCATATAAGCCGAATGATTGAACACGCGGCGAACAAACAATTTGAAACGCAAACAACCCCCAATGAATTGGATTCCGAAGAACTTGAAAGAACTGGGCCAACTGGCCGATAAATTAAAAGCCGAAAAGCATCCCGATTTCCCACCACACGCATTGGTGAAGAAACGATTCAAGGACACCACCGCCAACGACCTCACAAAGACCATCATTTGGGACATGTATCACGTTCGCGGGGGTGTTGCATACCGAATCAACAACGGGGCCGTGTATGACGTTAAAAAGCGTGTATATCGTGCCGGTGTTCAACGCAAGGGCGTCCCGGATATCATTGGAATCATTGACGGACGTTTCATTGGTATTGAAGTCAAGATTGGTGCCGACCGACAATCGGCGGACCAAAAGGAAATCGAAAAAGAAATCATTGAAGCGGGTGGCGTGTATTTCATCGCCAAATCATACGACGACTATCTTGAAAAGATTGCGAACATATGATTCACGATTCCCACAAATATGGTGCATTGACCGAATTGCGTTGTGCCGCTGAACTCATCAAAAGAGATTGGCACGTTGCCTTTCCGTTTGTGAATCAATCCGCCATCGATTTGATTGCGTTCAATGAAACGCGGTTTGTCACCATTCAAGTCAAAAGCGGAACGATGTTGGCACATGGACACGCACGCATTTCAAATGATTTCAGCAAATATGAGGGCGTTGATTTCATCGTGTGCTATGACGTACACAACCGCCGTTGGTTCATTTTCCCATTTGAAGAATTGCGCGACAAAAAATCCGTGACATTATCACCAAAATATCACGAACGCAATTGTGACAACTGGGCGTTGATTAGATAGAAACCAAACAAAGAGAGAGCAAGAAAAATGGACATCACAAAGATTGCCAAAAAATACGTCGACCACGGATTCAAGCCGATTCCGTTGCGTCCCGATTCAAAGATTCCAGCCATCAAAGGTTGGCAAAAACACATTGACGAACCCGTCACCGATTTCACACCATTCGCGAACACCAATTCCATTGGATTGGTCATGGGGTACGACGGCATTCAGTGCCTTGATATTGATGCCAAGCATTTCGAGGGTGACGAATACAATGATTTCGTTTCATTAATAGAACAAAACGACCCGACGTTGATGCAAAGAATGGTCATTCAACAAACGCGTTCGGGTGGTTATCATTGGATTTTTAAATGTTCGGAAATCGCTGGAAATGAAAAATTAGCTAAAAACAAAGATGGCGAAGTCACTTTTGAAACGCGTGGCCGTGGTGGTCAAATCGTTGTTTGGCCGTCGGCGGGTTACAAGATAATTGGAAAAATCACGGACGTGCAAACCATCACGCCCGATGAACGCAACATCATTTGGTCATGCGCTCGCATGATGACGGCAGACGTCCCCACGTCCGAACCGATGAAGAATCAGCCCACGGATTCGGTTTGGTCGGGGGATGTTGACGAAACAACGCCGTGGGGTGAGTTTAGGGCCAAATATCACGTGTTGGATGTGCTGACGTCCGCGGGGTGGACGATAGTGGATGAGAACGAACGAATGACGTATGTCAAACGTCCCGGCAACACGGATGCAGACACGTCCGGTGTTGTGTTCAAAGATTCGGGATTGTTTATGCCGTTCACGACCTCAACACAATTCGAAGCGGAACAAACATTTGACGCATTCCAAGCGTTCGTTGTATTGGTCCACGGCGGTGATTTCCAATCCGCGATTCGAGAATTGCGAAACGATGGGTTTGGTGAGCAACAAGCCCCAGCGATTCCCGACGACGCATTGTTTGATTATGAAACCGCGACGGATGACGACATCGATGAAATGAAGGCGTTGTTGGAATCATTGGAAGTGGATTCAACCAAGGAAATTGAAGAACCGGAAAAAGCCATCACGTTACACTTTGGAACGGATGAATACATCTTTGGAACGATGGGCAACTTTTCATTGATTCAAGGGAAAGCCAAATCACGGAAATCGTATTTCCTAAGCTCATTGATGGCCGCGGCAATATCGGAACACAATGTTTGTGGTCATATCCGTGGACACGTTTCAAACAAAGTGAATATTTACATTGATACGGAACAAGGTGATTGGCACGCATCAAAGGCAAAGAATAGAATCCAAACGATGGGCGGATTAGACCCACGTGTCAACTTACCTAATTTCAAACATTACCGATTCCGTGGATTGCTTACAAATAAGGAACGATTGAAGTTGACCGACTACATCATGAAGTCGTTTGACAATATCGGGTATGTGGTCATTGATGGTGTGGTTGACTTAGCGTCCAAGGGCGTAAACGATGAAGAAGAAGCGACCGCATTGGCGTCAATGTTGTTGCAATGGACATCAAACAACAATTGCCACATTTCGTGTGTATTGCACGAAAACAAGAACGACCGCAATGCCAAAGGACATTTGGGTTCCTATCTTGTCCAAAAGGCGGAAACAACCATATCATTGGCCAAATCAGAAACAACACCGGGCGCATCTGATATCGTTCCCGAATACACAAGAAACAAAGAATTCCCATCGATGGAAATGACCATCACGGGATATGATACGATTCAACTGGTTCAAAAAGAGGATTTCGAATCAGCACCCGAACGAGTGTGGACCATTGAGGACCACAAACGATTGGCACCAATGATTGAAGGCAAGACCACAACGGATGCCGTCAAATTCATTGCAGATACCGAAGGCGTGTTGAGGCGCATCGCGGAAAAGGCATTGAATGAAATGGAGGCGACAAACATTATTCAATATAAAAAAGTAGCACGTTCGCGAGTTGTAGAACTAACAAATCTAATATGAAGTACGAAGATTATCAACGTTTCGAAGAATTAGCATTCGACCACTTGTTGAAGCGGTACGGATGGAAGGTCCACACAACGCCCAAATACGCATTGATTGATGGCGTTGCAACAAAGAACAACGAGGTGACGCACATCGTTGAATTCAAATCACGCAACGAATCATTGGAATCAATGGAGCGGTTCGGCACTTATTTGATATCCTACGATAAGATATTGAACGGCATTGAGATGTCAAGAATGATGTGCGTGCCGTTCATTTTGATTGTGTACCTAATCAAAGACGGCGTTGTCATCGGCCTTGAATTAGGTGATGAGTATGGTGTAGCCGTACCAATGGAGATAAAAGAAACGAGAACACAAAAATCAATTGATGGTGGTGAAGCGATACGCCGCAACGCCTACATTGATATTGAAAAATTTCATATCTTATGAAGATAGATTTGAAAGTGCGCAACCAAATCGCGCAATTGATTGTGGACATGGAGGTTGGTGAATCCAAGCCGATTCGCAAACACGAAATGGTTCCAGTCATTAAAGAAGTGAACGACACGGCATTGATTGGCCACGCCATTCGATTTGTGAAGAATGCAGACGATGAGGTCGTTGCATTGAAGAAATATAGAAAAACCGCAATTGAAAAACGTTTTGAAACAAACACATAAGATTTGCACCAAATGCAAGACCGAACGACCTATCGAACAATACAACAAATTGATTCGGGGTCGTGGTGGCCGACGTGCGCAATGCAAACATTGTGACAAAAGATATTCCGAACAACGAGGGTTGAACATACCGCAAGAAGGTGGCGAATATAAGTTGAACAAACAAACGATGATGAACCACATGTACATCCATTTTGGTTGGTGGGAATCAAAGATGACGGCCGTGGAACGCGACCAACAACGTCGTGATGTGCGCAAGTATTACAAGCCCGAACAAAAAGATAAATTGAAATAACAATGCCAAATGTACCAAAGAGAAAGCAACGGCCTTGGTTGCAAGGTCAGAACAAGGCCAGCAAACAAAGAATTGAACGCAACAAATTCTATCAAACAAACGCATGGCGAACGCTCCGCAATATGTTCATCAAGCGACATCCGTTGTGTGTTGAATGCGACGGCATTGGCCAAGTGGTTGACCACATCATCCCAATCAAGCAAGGTGGCGATTCGCTGGAGTGGGACAACTTACAAACGATGTGTCATCGATGTCACAATATAAAATCGGGCAAAGAAGCGCACGAATAATGAAGATTATGCCCACATATTACCAAGGGAGGGGCGGTATTAAATGTAAAAATGGTAAAATCTAAACATCACCGCCCCCATAAAGCGAATACGACCGCATTTTTGGGGCGGCAAAAGTCAAGATGTGGGCAGTTGATGATAAAATGTGATTAATATGAGCAAAGGAAGAAAACCAAAACCGACGGCGATGTTGAAAGCGCAAGGCACATTTGACGCCAGCCGACACAAGAATCGATTGGAGGCCGACGGCATTCCAACCGCACCCGCAGTGCAATCCGCAAACGAAACGTTTGAATGGTTGGTCAAGAAACTGGACGACCTTGGCGTCGTTGCTGAAGTGGATGCGATGGCGTTGCAAATGTTGTCGGACGCGTGGGAAGATTACCAAGTCGCGCGCGCCGTTGTAAAAGAACAAGGTCCAACCTACGCAACGACAACCGCGCAAGGCGATTTGATGTGGCGACCACGACCGGAAGTTTCAATGATGAATGCCGCATGGTCAAAGGTTGAAAAGATGATGGTCCAATTTGGATTGACCGCATCGTCACGCGCAAAGATTGAGACGCAAGAAAAGATTGAAACATTGGATGACTTGATTGGGTGATGGAAAAGAGATGTCACAAATGCAAAGAGATAAAGCCGTTGAATGATTTTCATAAATTAACGAAATCAAAAGACGGGCGTCAGTCAAAATGTAAGGATTGTAAAAACCAATATCATTTGCAGAACAAGAAGCTAAAAAGCAAAAAGGATAAAGAACGCTATCAAGAAAACAAAGAGGATATAAAAAAAAGAACAAATCAATATTATCACGAAAACATTGATGTCATTCGTGAACGAAGAAAAGTGTATTACCATAAAAACGCCGACGACATCAAAAAGAAGGTAAAGGAATGGCGAGAAGAAAATATTGATTACGTAAAAAATCGAAAGCGTAAGAAATACGAAGAAAACAAAAAAGAGACTTCACAAAAGCAAAAGGAATATTACAAAAACAACCGGGACAAGGTTTTGCAAAGGAATAAAGAATATAGAACAAACAACAAGACTAAAATAAAAAATCAAAAAAAGGTGTTTCACCAAAAACACAAAGACAATCCGATTTATAAATATTCACGACTGCTTAGGAATAATATTTGGAAATCCTACAAAAGGAACGGATTCAAGAAATCAAAGAAAACCGAAAAAATACTTGGATGCACGTTGACTTGGTTCTTTGAAGAATGGTTGAATGACCAATACAATCCGCCAAAAACACACATTGACCATATCGTTCCGGTGTCATTATCAGAAAACAAAGATGAGGTTTTTGCATTAAACCACTTCAGCAACATGCAAGTATTGAACGCCAATGATAATTTGTCTAAAAACAACAAATACATTTCCCTTGCTGGATTGACGAAAGTGTTGTCTAACCATCCAAGCCCCAACACAATAAAAAAGATTGTGTCAAGAAGTGAAATAAAAATAAAGTAATGACACACGACGAAACAAAATCAAACAAAATCATCAATTTCATTGAACGCGTTTGCACGCACGTGAAAGGTGATTTGGCAAACCAACCTTTTCTTTTGGAAGATTGGCAAAAGGAATTCATTCACAAGATGTTCGGCACCATAAACAAAAACGGGTTGAGGCAATACCGAACATCCTACGTGCAGATTCCGAGAAAGAACGGAAAATCAAATTTGTCCGCGGCCATTGCGTTGGCGATTTTGTTCGTTGAAAAAGAACAAGGCGCGGAAATCTATTGTTGCGCATCATCACGCGACCAAGCAAAGATTGTGTTTGAGGTGTGCAAACAAATGGTTCGCAACTCCGCAATCTTGACAAAGAATTGCAAGACCTACCAAAACTCAATCGTATTGAATGGCACCAACTCGTTTTTGAAAGCGGTCGCCGCCGATGCTGGATTATTGCACGGGGCAAATGCGTCCGCGGTCATCTATGACGAATTGCACACGGCGAAGAATCGCGACTTGTGGGATGTGATGGCGACGTCAATGGGTGCGCGTTCGCAACCTTTGATGATTGCAATCACCACGGCTGGAGTGTTCGACACGAATTCCATTTGCCACGAATTGTATTCGTACGGCAAACGAGTTGAAGAAGGCGTGATTGATGACAACACATTTTTGCCGCTTATATATGAAGCGGACCCGGACGATGACATTCACGACCCAAAGGTTTGGAAAAAGGCGAACCCAAATTTCGGAATCAGCATCAAGCCCGAATATTTCGAAAAGATGGCGCGCGAAGCAAAGACGTTGCCGTCATCGGAAATTGCATTCCGACAACTGCATTTGAACCAGTGGGTCAACTCATTGGCGTCGTGGATTACCGATGACGAGTGGATGAAATCCGCGGGCAATGTAGATTTGGAACAATTGCGCGGCCGTAAATGCTACGCCGGACTCGATTTGGCCGCGGTTGAAGATGTCACGGCGTTTGTTTTAGCGTTCCCAATGGACGACGGGGCTATCAAGGTGGTGCCGCGATTGTTTGTCAGTGAAGCCGCCGTTGAACGCCGTCGGAATCAAACGGGTGGTTCTTACGACAAATTCGTCACGGCTGGCGAACTGATTGTGACGGAAGGGAATTCAACCGATTACGCGGTCATTGAACGCGTCATCAAGGAATGTGCGGAAATCTTTGACATTCAATCCGTGGCGTTTGATAGATGGAATTCGAATTCACTGGTCCAACAATTGACGGACGCCGGGATTGAGATGGACCCGTTCGGCCAAGGTTTTATTTCTATGACGGCACCGATTAAGAATGCGGAAATATTGGTGAAGAAACGATTGTTGCATCATGGCGGTCACGGAATGATGCGATGGATGGCGGCGAATGTAGTCACCAAAAAAGACGATGCCGAGAATGTGAAGTTCAGCAAATCAAAAGCGGGCGACAAGATTGACGGAATCATCGCAATGATTATGGCATTGGGCGAGATGATGACAATGGAGGGAAAAGATATGACGTCAACGTCAACATATGAATCGCAAGGAATACGAATGTTATGATGAAAATTGAAGATGCCCAGTCATTAGCAATGCAATTGTTTGATTGTGGAATGACGCCGTGGATTGCAGAATCGGGCGATGGGTACATTGTGCGCATTCTTTTGAATGGGGAAATCATCAATGTTTTTCGCACCGATTTTGAATCGAATGGAAATAATTGAAAATGATTCCGTACATTACAAACCGAACATGGAACCAGTTGACGACATATCAGTTGGCGACATCATCGAGATGACGCGCACGGGAAAAGAATTTTTGGTGGAATCAATCACACCATCGGGAATCGTATTGAAAGAATGCACGACATACATTTCATTTAGCCGTTCGGCATTGAACGAACGTTTGAAACGAAATTCGGCAATACACAAAAGCATTTAGGGAACCACGGGGCGTTCTGCTCCGATTGGTGTTTGGTTTGGTTGGGGACGTTGTGGTGACGTCCCCATTTTTTTTGCCATTGTTTTGTTGCAAATGATATTGTATATTCACCCCGAATTGTACAATCATTTTCAACCGAATGGCCGAAAATCAAAATTTATTCGGGCGCATTTTGGGCGCATTTCGTTCCAATCCGAACCGCCCATCAACATCATTGGCGAATCCCGCCGAATGGATGTTCAGCGACAACGAATCAAAAACGGGCATTGCAGTCACGGAAAACACCGCGATGCAATTGTCGGCCGTCTTTGGTGCCGTTCGTGTTATTTCCGAAACGATGGCAACATTGCCGTGGAGCGTTAAGCAAACCACGGACGGAATCGTTGCGGATGCAAGCGCGCACCCAATCAACAAATTGATTCATCATCCAAATGCGATGATGACGGATTTCACATTCCGCGAAACGTGTCAAGCAAATTTGTGTTTGCACGGCAACGCGTTCATCGCAATCAAACGCGATGGTGCTGGGAATCCAATTCAGTTGATTCCGATTTCACCAAATCGTGTTGATGTGAAAGTCTACAAAGACGAAAAGTTTTATCAAGTTGACAACAAAGAAACATTCGACGATTCCGAAATGATTCACTTGGTTGGATTAGGATTCGACGGCGTGGTTGGAAAATCGGTCATTGAATCCGCACGTGAATCAATCGGCCTTGGATTAGCGGCTGACCAATTCGGTGGTTCGTTCTTTGGAAATGGTGCAAACGTTTCCGCAGTCTTAACACATCCGGGACGTCTTAGCGATGAAGCCTACAAACGTTTGATTCGTTCGTGGACACAACGCAACGCGGGATTAGATAACGCGCACAAAACGGCGATTTTGGAAGAAGGGATGAAGGTCGAAAAAATGTCCATCAGTCCACAAGAATCGCAATTCATATCAACGCGAAAATTCGGCGTTGAAGATATCGCACGTTTTTTCCGTTTGCCATTGGCCTATTTGGGTTCGATGGAAAATTCAAGCACACGCGCCAACGTCGAAGAGCAAGGAATAATGTTCCAACGCAACACAATCTTGCCGTGGGTTAAACGCTGGGAATCGGAAATCAATCGCAAGTTGTTTGTTGGCGATTCTGAATATTACATTCGTTTCAATATGGACGGATTGTTGCGTGGTGATATTCGTTCACGTTACGAAGCCTATACAAAGGGACGTCAATGGGGATGGATTAGCGCAAACGATGTCCGCAAGTTGGAAAATATGGCCCCAATCGATGGCGGTGATGCATACTTGCAACCAATGAATATGATTGACGTTGCGAACCCACAAAACGACGCAAACGATGCCGTGGAGTAATTACCCCGAAGGGGCAAAGAACAACGCTAAGAAGGCGTTAAAACACCGCGAGGACAACGGAACCGATTGCGGCACATCCGTCGGTTGGCAACGTGCATCGCAATTGTCAAGCGGCGCACCGATTTCGGACGATGTTTTGGTTCGGACCTTTTCGTTTTTATCACGTGCCAAGGTGTACGACCAAGGCAATTTTTTTGATGAGGATGGAAAAGAAATTTGTGGTTCGATTATGTATGCCGCATGGGGTGGCGACCCGATGTTGAATTGGGCAAAAAGAACGATTGAAAAAATGAAAGAAGATAAAAGCGAAAGACATATCAAATCCGTTGTTGAAACCGATGACGAAATCGTCATCACATTCGGCAAAGGCGAAATGGGCGATGATATTGAAACGGAATCAAAGGCGGAACAACGTGCCGAACCAAACGAATTGGCGGTTGGTGACTTTGTGCGTTGGAACTCATCGGGCGGCAATGCTTATGGCCGAATCATTCAAGTTGAAACGGACGGCGAATTGGAAGCGGATTCGGGATTCAAAGTCAACGGAACAACCGATGACCCCGCGGCATTGATTAGAATTTACCGCTACGATTCAGAATCCGACGCATACGTTGAGCGCAAACCAGTGTTGAACGTTGTTCATAGATTCAGCGCATTAGAAAAATTCGATGCTGAAGTTCGCAAGTCTTCAGTCGTAAAAGAACAACGCGAATTCCGAATGGAAAACGCGGAACAAAATGGAAACACAATTCGTGGTTATGCCGCCATTTACAATTCGGATTCCGAATGGATGGGTGGTTTCTACGAACAAATTGCAACGGGTGCGTTCGATGGCGTTATGGACAACGACGTTCGTGCCTATTTTAACCACGATGAAAATTTATTGTTGGGACGTGTGTCGAGCGGCACGCTAAGAATCAGCACGGACAAACGCGGTTTGTTTTATGAGGTTGATTTACCCAACACAACATATGCCAATGATTTAGCGGAATTGATGAAGCGCGGCGACGTCAATCAAAGTTCATTCGCTTTCCTAATCGAAAAGGATAGATGGGAACAACGCGATGGAACAACCTACCGAATCATTGAAAAAGTATCACGTTTGCTCGATGTAAGCCCCGTAAGCCAACCAGCTTATCCGGATTCGACGTCAGAGTTGAAGCGCGATTTGGAAACGGAACCCAAAGAAGAAGCGAAAGCGGCATCGGTAGAAAATACCGAATCCGAAGTCGTGGAAACGAAGGAAGAAGATTCCAACCTTTATTTGTATAAAAGTAAAATTCTAAATTTCTAAACGATGAAAAACATCGAACTCCGCGGACAACGCGCGGAACTAATCAAAGGCGCAACGGCAATCGTTGACGCGGCACAAAAAGAAGGACGTTCATTGAACGCCGAAGAAAAGTCGAAATTCGACGCAATGGAAGCGGATGCAAGAAGCATCAAAGACCAAATCGACGTTATCGAGCGCACTGCTGAGATGAAGAAAGAATTGGCGGCAAATGCTGAAGTTCGTGAAGCGGCTCCAAAAGCAACTCGCAAAGGTGCATTCGAAAAATACCTACGCAACGGAATGGGTTCTTTGAGCGCAAACGAGCGTTCAATTATGAGTGAATTACGTGGAACAAGCACGCAAATCGCTGGGACTGATTCTTTAGGTGGTTTCTTAGTACCTCAAGATTTCAGCAACGAATTAGATATGGCGACATTGTTCACCGGTGAGGTTGAGCGTTTAGCCAAAAAATTGAACACTGCGGGTGGCGCATTGTTGGACTATCCAACAATCAACGACACGGCCACGGATGCTGGTTTGACTTCTGAAGCGGCGGCGGTAACTGTTCAAGATATGACATTCGCAAACGCGCAATTGTCTGCTTACAACTACGCATCGCAAGTTCGTGTGTCAATGCAATTGTTGCAAGACAACGCATTCGATTTGAACGCATTCCTTGCTGAAGCAATGGGAGAAAGAATCGCACGTGCAACAAACGCGGCATTCACAACTGGAACTGGTTCAAGCCAGCCACAAGGTATCATCACGGGTGCATCTTTAGGAAACACCGCGGCATCTGCAACGGCAATCGTTGCTGACGATATCCTTGACCTTATCCACTCAATTGACCCATCGTACCGCAACAAGCCAACATTTGGTTTGATGGCGAACGATAGCGTTATCGCGGCAATTCGTGCTTTAGGTCTTGGTTCTGCAAATGACTTCCCAATCTTCATCCCATCGATGGAAGCGGGTCAGCCGGACAAATTATTCGGATTCAACCTATACTACAACAACGATATGGAATCAAGCATCGCAACGGGCAACAAGACCCTATTGGCGGCAGATTTCAGCAAGTTCGTTGTTCGTTCTGCTGGTGGTGTTCAAATGGTACGTTTGAACGAGCGTTACATGGACGAGTTAGAAGTTGGTTTCGTTTCTTACGCTCGTAAGGATGCGAAGGTTCTTGATAGCCGTGCGGTTAAATACTTGGCTCAAGCCTAATCATGAAAGTCAGATTTTTGAAATCTGTTTCGGGTAACGGATTCCACTACCGCAAACACGCGGTGGTGGAAATCCGCTCCGATGAGATGTTGACCGATTTTTTGAATGCGGGTTTTTGTGAGGCAATAGCCGAAGCACCAAAAGCACGCGCAAAGAAGGCGGTGAAAAAGACCAATACAAAAGAAACACGCTAACAAATGGCAATTGATATTGTAACGCCCGCGGCGTCCGAACCCATCACATTGACGGAAGCAAAGAATTTTTTGCGCGTTGACCATAGCGATGACGACACTTTGATTTCGGCATTGATTTCGGCATCACGTGAGATGTGTGAACAATACACGCGACGCATTTTGGTGACTTCAACAATAGACGAATATTTTGACCAATTCCCACGCAATCATTGGGATGGTCAATCGAACTTGTTGTATTTATCACGCGGACCAGTTGCATCAATCGATTCAGTTTCTTATGTAGATGAAATTGGTTCAACGGCGGTGATTTCGTCATCGTTGTACACAACCGATTTAATTTCAGAACCCGCACGCATTCAATCCATCGGTGGATGGACAACGGGCGCGGGTGTTATCAACCAATTAATTGTTCGCTATGTTGTAGGGACTGATGTTTCGGCAATTCCAAAGCCGTTGATTCAAGGGATGATGTTGGTCATCTCTGAATTGTACGACCAAAGAATGGACCGCGTTCGTCAACTGCCAACGGCATCCGAATATTTGTGGAACCCATATCGAATATTCACATTCTAATGATTGACCAGTCGGGACAATTAGACCGCAGAATCGCGATTCAATCATTCACCGAATCAACCGATGATTTTGGTGAGAAGATTTTGTGGTTCACAACCTTGGCCAATGTTTGGGCAAAGGTCGTGGAAAAAAGCGGGAATGAAGGTGAGGAAGGAAACCAAATGGTCGCCACGCAAAAAGTCGAATTTTTCATTCGTTACCGCTCAGACATTAATGAGCAAATGCAAATTGTATACGACAACAAAACCTACACAATCGAAGCGATTTTGAATGCAGACGCACGCAAGTCGTTCCAAAAGATTGTGACAAGATTTGCGGACTAATGGGAACAACGGCGGAAAGAATGATGTCAGCAGGAAGCAAACGCACGGGCGGCGGTTCGGGTGGTGCTTTCATTGGCTTTGACGAAAAGGACATCAAGAAGGAATTCGAACGCGCTTTCAAAGAGTTGGAAAACCTACATGATGGCGTGACGACTGCACAAATCCGTCGCATTGCACGCAAGTCATTGAAGCCGATGTTGGAAGGGTACAAAGACGAAATCACGAACATCAGTTCGGGAACGTTTAAGGTGTACCGAAACGGCGGCATTTATGCAGAAATAACTAAAGGCCAATTAAAGAAATCAATGGGCATCATCACCACGCGTGTGAATCGTGGGGCGACGTTTGCATCGTTGTCAGTTGGTCCAAGGGTGAAGCGTGCGTTTAGCGACCCGGAAAAGGGTGGTTGGTTCGCACACTTTTTGGAATACGGATATTTAAGGGACGGACAATATAACGGACCAAACAAAGGATTTGCTAAACGCGCACGAACAAAAAATTCGGGTGGCGTTGGAAACGAGTTCAAACGATTGATGCGTTCATTCTTGAATAAACAAGTAAAAGCCGCACGAATATGATTGGTAAGGTTATTAAATCAAAGTTTAGAACCGATTCAGCATTGAACACGTTGTTTGGTGGACGAGTGTTTCCGGTGATAGGAGCGCAAACAAAAGCGACGCCGTTCGCGATTTACGAGGTTGTCAATATTACAACAAGTATGTCGAAAGAAAGCGACTCGCATATTGACGAAATAGATGTTCGAATCACGTTGATTTCAACAAGGTATTCGGACACACAAAACGCCGTTGAATACGTTCGTAGTGCATTCGTAAGAATGGACGAAACGATTGGCGGGGTGAAAGTAAAATCGTGCGCCTTTGAAGGCCAACGCGATTTGTTTAGCGATGATGAACGAACGTTTGGGTCACAAGTTGATTTGAAATTTCGGGTTTCACGCGATTGATTTACTAAATTTAAAAACGATAAAAAACAACTAAAATGGCTTCAACAAGCATCATGAATTCAACGGATGTTGTGATTCAAATTTCAGAAGATGGCGGAACAACTTACGACATCATTGGCCGTGCAACATCGGCATCATTAAGCACATCAATGGAAGTGCGCGACACCACAACAAAAGATTCAGCCGGATGGCAAGAAAATCTTGAGGGTTTGAAATCTTGGTCGCTTAGTGGCGACGGGTTGGTGACTTATTCAATTTCGGGCGATTACGACACACCGGACGACCTTTTCACATTGTTGTCAAACCGCACACAAGTAAAGGTGAAATTCGGTTCTGCAACAAGCGGCGAAATCGACTACACTGGCGACGCATATTTGACAAGCTACGAACAAGAAGCGGGCGTTGAAGAAAACGTTTCTTTCTCATTCGGATTCACGGGAACTGGCGTATTGACGCAAGCATCCGTTGCATAATCAGTAAAATGATTCGGGGCCGTCCGTTGGGCGGTCCCTTTATTACCAACAACAAAAAACAACAACATGACAACAATTATTGAAATCGGGGAACGTAAACACCCAATTCGATTTGGATTCAACGCCTTGCGTGAATTTAGCCGAATGACGGGAACAACATTGGCGCAATTGGAAAACCTTGGCGACGATATGACTTTGGACCAAGCAATAACATTGATGTATTGCGGATTCAAAGACGGCGCAAGAAAAGAAAAGGCACCATTCCGCTATGATGTGGCAGATGTTGCCGACTGGATTGACGAAGATGAGACATTGATTGAAAAGGCGTTCGCCGTCTTTGAAGAACAATTTTCATCGGGTAGTGAAAAAAAGTAAATGACCGAACGTCGCAACAAGGTGACGTTGCAACATGGGACACGTTGGAAGCGTTCGCGTTCGGTCAAATTGGATTGATGCCGTCCCAATTCTATGACCTATTGCCACGCGAGTGGGGCAACTTGGTTGAGGGTTGGAACGAACGTCAAAACCGAAGGGAACAAACGGATTGGGAAAGGACGCGTTGGATGACAACAATCCTTTTGAATCCGCACACAAAGAAGCGCATCAAGCCAAAAGATTTGATTGTGTTTCCTTGGGAAAGCAAGCCGAAAAAGGACCGCAAGGTTTGGACACGGGGCGAAATATTAGAAGTAATAAACGAACGCAAACAACGCGCAAAAGCCAATGGCAAGTCTTAGTTCATTAAATTTCCGACTAACCGCGAACATCGCGCCATTCCGTAAGGGTCTAAACAAGGCCGAACGTTCAATGGACAAGTTCGGTCGTAAGATGCAACAAACGGGCAAAAATTTGTCCATGAAGTTGACCGCGCCACTCGCGGCAATTGGTGCGGTATCGTTTAATGTGTTCAAGGGCTTTGAGGCGGAAATGTCCAAAGTCAAAGCGGTGTCTGGTGCGACCGCCGAAGAATTTGAAGCGTTATCACAAAACGCCAAAGATTTGGGAGCATCAACGATGTTCAGTGCGCGTGAGGTTGCAAGCCTACAAACGGAGTTCGCAAAACTTGGTTTCACGGCCACGGAAATCACAAAGGTCACAGAATCAACATTGGCATTGGCGCAAGCGTCGGGGAGCGATTTGGCGCGTGCCGCTGAAGTTGCTGGTTCTACATTGCGTGCCTTTGGATTAGATGCAAGCGAAACGGGTCGTGTCACCGATGTGATGGCGAAATCATTCAGCACATCGGCGTTGGATATGGAAACGTTTGCGAACTCCATGAAGTTCGTTGCACCCGTTGCGAAAAGCGCGGGAATGTCCATTGAAGAAACATCCGCAATGTTGGCGGTTTTGGCCAATGCTGGTATCAAAGGAAGCCAAGCGGGTACATCTTTGCGCCGTATCATTTCGGAAATCGGTGCAACTGGAAAACCAGTGTCCGAAGCATTGAAAGATTTGGCGAGCAAAGGTTTGAACCTTGCCGATGCGAAAGATGAAGTTGGACGTTCGGCACAATCAGCCCTTTTGATTTTATCGGAAGGCGTTGACCAAATCAAACCATTGACCAAAGAATTTGAAAATTCAGCGGGTGCGGCAAAAGAAATGGCCGACATCATGGGCGACAATGCTTTTGGTGCTGGTAAGCGTTTGGAATCTGCAATGGAAGGATTGGCAATCTCAATCGGGGAAATTGTAGCGCAAGCCATTGTTCCAATGATTGAAAAGTTGGCAAAACTTGCGGGCAAATTGAACAATATGTCGCCAGCGGCAAAGAAAACCGCGGTTGTATTTGGGGGAATTGTTGCGGCAATCGGCCCGATGATGTTCTTGACTGGTGGGCTGATTCGGAATTTCACATTGTTGCGCGCGGCGATGATTAAGTCAACCGCCACAACAAAGATGGCGGCGGCAGTCACTCGCGTTTTTAATGTTGCTTTGAAATCAAATCCAATTGGTGTCACCATCGGTTTGATTGCGTCTTTGACGGCGGCGTTTGTCTTGTTCAATAAGAAGAAGAAAGAAGCCGTTGCAATGGAATCAAATTTGAGCGATTCAGCCAACGAAAATATTTCAAATATGCAGTTGGAGCAAAGAGAGATGAACAATCTCTTTAATGCTTTAAAAACTGGAAATTTAAAATCCGACCAACGCCGTTCGATTATCAATAAATTGAACACGGAATACACCGACTATTTGCCAAATCTTATTTCGGAAAAATCGGGAATTGATGACATTGCCTTGGCTCAAAAAGAAGCCAACAAGCAATTCCGAAAAAAGATTGCGTTGGTTGCGTTCCAAGATGAAATCACACAAGCAACCGAAAAAGCCGTCACCGCACAAAAGGATTTGAACACCTTGACAAAGGCGTTCAACGACCAAGTTGCGAAGGGTATAGATTCACGGAAAATTCGTTTCTATCAAAAAGACCTTGAAAAATTAGGCGTCACCTCGGTTTCCGTTGGAAGGAATTCAAAGACCCTTGAATCGTTTCAATTCTCATTGAATAAAATCATTGGTGAATCACAAGAAGAAGTTGCCGCGCTCGAAGGAAACATTGAATCATTGGGCACATCGATGGAAGATGGTGCCCAAGGAGCGGGTAGTCAATCAAAAGGAATCAGCAAAGTTGGGGAATCTGCAAAAAAAGCAAAAGACCCGGTTGCGGAATACGCTGATGAATTAGCAAGAGTAATTGCATTGCGTGATGAATATACCGACGCAGAATCAGAAATCGCGGACAGATTTGAAGACACGGCCGATGCCGCTGACGAATTCGACAATTCATTCCGCAAGGCTTATGAAACGGCGAAAATGTTTGCCGCGAAATACAAGGAACTCGGAAACGAAATCGCCAATGTGATGCACCGCACATCAATCGACACGATTGCGGGAATGGCAGAAATCGCGGGTGCGATGGTAATGGGTGAAGCGTCGTTCAAAGATTTGGGTGGATTCTTGCTTGGTCAATTTGCTGGGTTGTTAGACCAACTTGGCCGAATGTTCATTCAATACGGAATCAGTGTTGAGGCTTTTGTCAAAGCGTTAGCGTTAGGTCCCACACCAATGGGTGCGGCGTTGGCCATTGGTGCCGGTATTGCAATGGTTGCGGCGGCGGGTGCCATTCGCGCATCGATGTCAAAAGCGGCGGGTGGTGATATCCCAGCTATGGCCGAAGGTGGAATTGTGACCGGACCAACTCTCGCTCTCATCGGCGAGGGTAGAGAATCCGAAGCGGTGATTCCGCTATCAAAACTCAACACAATGATGCAAGGCGGCGGCGGACAAAACGTTGTCGTCACTGGACGCATCAGCGGGTCGGACATTTTGTTGTCCAACGAACGCGCATCACGCAACCGAACAAGACAAAGAGGTTTTTAATATATGGCGGCATCAAAACTATTTTCGGAATTTCAAAGTTCAAATGGTAAATATTACAAAATTGAAATTTGGGATGAGGACTATTCGGGAACATCACCCGATGAATTCAGCGTCGCTGGCGATGGTTTTCAATTAACCTATTCCGGGCAAACGGACAATGTGTATTCCCCAATCATTGGGTCGTCGGTATCGTTTGGAATGTATGTTCAAGATTCTGCAACCAATGCATTTTTAACAAACATCAAACAATACCAACAAGACCGCTATTATTTAAAAATATATCGCGGAAACACCGAAGCATCTGCAACATTCTTTTGGGGTGGATATATCGTTCAAGACATCATTGAAATTGAAGATGCATCGCAACCATACGTTTTGAATATCCAAGCGACCGACGGGATTTCAAAGTTGGCGGACACGTTGTGCGGCACGTCATTTTTCCGTCAGTTTACCAACCAGTTCATCAACGCATTAGACCAAGTTGGCGTGTTGGGAATATACGATGCAACGGACCCGGTGTTGGCGGTTGTGTGCGATTGGTGGGCGCAAGAAATGACGTACAACGCGAACAACAATCCATTGGATGAGTTGTTTGCAGATTTCCACGCATTCGACACGATTGACGAAAATGGTGTTTACACCAACAAAAACTGGTTTGAAATCTTGTCGCAAATGTGTACAATCTTTGGTTTGCGTTTTTACTATTCAGATGGTCAATATCGATTGGAACAATTGTTTCAACGCGACAATGCGACATTCACGGAACACCGCTATAAAAAAGATAAAACAAAGATTGGTACAACGAGCGGATTGAGTTACACGAAGACGTTGGACCAAACATCCAACAAGGCGCGATTGGCTGGAAATATTTTCAACTTTTTGCCAGCGGTGAACGACGTGTCCATCACGCTGAATCAAGAACCAAAAGCAATGAATGGTGTAACGTGGGACAATTCCAACGACCCCGATTTGGCGGTTGGTTTGGTTTCATCCGCTTTGCAGAATCAATTGACGTTGGTGTTCAATCACCAAATCAAATTGTTTTTGAATGTCAATGTCATACCAGTAAACAACATCTTTGCGAAGTTGAAATTGAATGTTGAATTGTTTGATTTCAACAACAACGTCACCTACTATTTAAAAAGAACGTACACGGGAACAACACCATCGGCACCCGTATGGACCACAACTCAATCGGGTTCGGGGTATGAAATATTAGTTGGCACGTTCCAAGAATTTAGCGCACAAGTGACATTAGGCAATACTCCGGACGTCATTCAAATCGGCGGACCAACAACAATCGTCACACCTACAATTCCAGCCGATGGGGACATGACTATCAATTGGGACTTTGTTGGATTTGTTGAAACGAATGGTTCGGTTCGTGGTTTGAATATCGGGAACTCGTCATCATACAAGATGACGTTGCAATCGGTTGACACTTCATTCGGCTCAATACAAAATCAAACAACAAGAATTCGCGCAGTGTCGCCGAATGCAGATATCAATGGTTCGGTTTCTTACGAACTGCCCGAAACAAGTATTTTCACCGGGCAAGGCGAACGCGGCTCACTGGTCAATCAATACAATTCCGGCGGTTTATTGATAAAGGTTCCATACACCAATTGGCGCGAAGGCAATTCCGGTTCTTATGTTGAAATCCAAAAATTGGTTTGTCAAGAATTGTTGAAACTAATGGATGAACCCGTTCAAAAATATGCGGGTCGAATGTTTAGTTCTCACAACTTCCGTCAGCGTTTGACGTTTGATTCAAACAATTGGATTCAATTGGGTGGGACTTACGACGCCAACCGCGATGAATGGGATGGCGAATGGTTCGTCATCAATCGGGCGGCAATCACACCAACGTTTGATGATGTAGTGATTCCAACGGACAACGTGAATTTTGGAAACGTTAACGGCTCAACGGGTGGCGTTTCTTTTGACGGAATCGATGCCGTGAATCTTGACACCAACATTTTAAACGTGACAACCACGGCGAATGTCGGCACCGATTTGGATGTCGGTGGGGACACTGGATTGGTGGGTCGTTTGGATGTCACGGGTTCAACCACATTGACGGGCGACACCACGTTGAACAACTTGGACCATCAAGGAACATTGATTCAAGAAATCACCGACATCACGAATTCATCGGGGTCAACATACGATGTTGGCGATACGGAATACATGATGTTCAACACGTGGTCGGGTGCTAATGGAACGGCAACCATCAATTTGCCGCGTGCTGGAGATAACGAAGGGCGATTGTTGCGTTTCAAATCGGACGGCACCATCGGTGCAAACAAATCGATTTTGTTGTCACCAACATCACCCGACACGATTGATGGCGATGCGGAATTCACATTCAACCGCGATTATGATGGCGTGATGGTATTGGCGCACAACTCGAATTGGTACATCATCCAACGAAAGGCGAAATAAAAATTCGTTAGTTGATACTTATATTTACAAAACATAAAATACCACAATGAAACAATCAACTTTTTATTACCTACTTCGTAGAGGCGTGATTGGTGGAGGGGCGGCAATCATAAAAAACGGACTCGTTATGTTTAACAAGTTCACGACCGCTGGCATTTCACACCCCGCCCAAGGCTCGGCCGAATTCAACGGGTCGAGTGATTTTATTGATATTCCCGACACCAATTTACCAAGCGGCACAAGTGCGCGAACAATTAGCGCGTGGATATATCCAAACGCAAACGATAACGGCCGAATAATATCCTATGGTACCGGTACAACAAATGCGGCTTTTGATATTATAACACAAGCCAGCACAAACGTTTTAGCAGTTATTGGATATGCAAACAACCGCTTTTCTACGACCGCAATTTCACTAAACGAATGGGCATTTATTAGCGTTACACTTTCAAGCGGGACGTTAAAAATGTACGTTAATGGTTCGGAGATATATTCAGCAAATTCCGTAGGGTTAGACACTACATTAAGCGGTTCGGCTCGTATAGGCAAAAGCGTTTGGGATGTTAACGACTGGAACGGCAACCTCGCCAACGTCGCGATATGGAACCGCGCACTTTCAAGCGATGAGATAAATTCCGTGATGTGGAAAAGCTACAAAGGGTTAACCGGTGCGGAATCAAACGGGTTACAAGCGTGGTATAGTTTAGATGACATCACAAGCCCGGCGGCATCGCTCGCCAATATGGAGCAACTTGCAACGGATAAAGACTTAAGCATCGAAAACAAAGCAGCCATCACCGCTGCAATAAACTCACTAAGCTAATGGCACTAATTGACAAAGCAAGCCTTTTAATGGTGCCGAGCACCTACGAGGCGGGGAAATTATATAACGTTTTACCAAGCGGAAACCGCGCACCGGATAGCACCGACCAAAATAGTGGTTATGACCAAACGCGGGCCGATTTTGATTTTGACCGCGGGAGCAATGCGGCGGCGACAAGAATCGGGAGCGATGGATTACTGAAGAAATACCGGGAAAACCTATTGACCGAATCAAATAATTTCAGCGATTCGGATTGGAGTTCTTTAAATTCACCAACATTAACAAGCGGCCAAGCAGATAAAGACGGCGGAACAAATGCGTGGAAATTTTCAGCGACATCAAGTGGGAGCGATAGAGCAATTTATCAAAATACAACTGGTTTAAACATTGTTGTAACTTCCTCTTTTTATGCGAAAAAAGGAAGCGTCGATTTTATTTATTTAGCATCTACGCGCGCCAGTTCATCACAAGCACAATGGTTTGATTTAGCAAGCGGAACACTTGGTACTAAATTAGGCTCCGATATCATAGCCTCTAACATTGAAAGTGTAGGAAATGGCTGGTATAGATGTTCAGTAACAAGCGCACCATATACCGCTGGATATTCTTTTATTGCATTAGTCGACGGCGATAATTCACAAACAAGTTCAAACGGAGATTTTGTATACATCCAAAACGCCCAACTGGAAAGCGGTTTAGTTAGTACGGACTACCTCGAATCCACAAGCGTAACCGGCAAGGCGGGCGTACTCGTCGATTTGCCGCGGATAAATTACGACGCTAATGGGGAAAACGGGGCGTTGCTTTTGGAGCCATCGCGCCAGCAGTTAATTCAGTATAGTGAATACTTTGAGGATTCGTCTTGGACTAAAACAAGTCTAAACATTACGACAAACGCAACCACAAGCCCCAGCGGTTTTTTGGATGCAAATAAATTAGTGCCAACCGCAACAAGTGGCCAGCATAAAATTGATATAACAAAATCAGTATCAAGCGGCGCGAATGTAGCTTTGTCTGCTTTTGTTAAAAAGGGAGAATATCAATATTGTTGCCTTTATGAAGTTACATCTGCAAAGGGTAGATTTTTTGATTTGTCAAACGGGACAAAAGGAGCAACATTCGGAACGGCTCCAACCACAAGCGACATAGAGCCAATGCAGAACGATTGGTATAGAATACATATTACAACAAGTGTTCCGTCAACATCTGCACGTTTTATTTTGTATGTATGTGAAAGCATTTCAAGCACATCATTTACTGGCAACGGCTCAAACGGGATTTATGCCTATGGCGCAATGCTCGAACAAAACGCAACCTATCCGAGTTCGTACATACCGAACCACGGGGAATCGGGCGGAGTAACCCGCGCGGCGGATGTTTGTGAAAATGGCGGAAGTGCTGAATCAATCAATAGCACCGAAGGCGTTTTGTTTGCGGAAATATCGGCTTTGGCGGATGACGGAACATTGAGAATGCTTAATATAAATGATGGCACTAAAAACAATAGAGTTGGTCTACAATATTCAAGCACAACCAATTTAATCACCGCCGCTTATGATATATCGGGTGCTGGTCAAGCTACTATAAGCTACACTTTAAGCGATGCTAATTCTTTTAACAAGATAGCTTTTAAATATAAACAAAATGATTTTGCTTTGTGGGTTAATGGTGTTGAAGTTGGAACCGATACAAGCGGAAATGTTTTGCCATCAAACACTTTAAATAATATTGAATCTCAATATGGAGACGATAGATTTTATTTCTATGGCAACGTCAAACAAGTGGCGGTCTTTAACGAGGCCTTAAGCGATAGCGAACTTGCAACCCTTACAACTTTATAAAGCTATGAAGTACATATTTAGAAAATACGAGTTTACCGACGCGGCGAGCGCACAAAGCGCAATCGACGCGCTCGGTATTGATGACGACGGCAACGCAACCCACCGCCATACAATCGCAATGCTGGGGCATATCGTAACCACGGCGGCAACATACGACGACGACGGCGAAGAGTTAACCCCGGCGCAACTGGCGGACAATTATTCCGTCGACGTGCTTTGGCGTGATGGCGTTGTAGCTGATTGGGAGGCTAATATCGTTTGGCCCGATCCAGTAGGCGTTCATAGCTTTGGCAATAGCGAGGCCAACGCGGAATACACCGCGACGCTTTACGCACTATTTCCCGACCGCGTGCCGGTAGTAGATAACGATTTAAACGACTAAAAAAATGGGCGTAACTACAACAAACAATAAGCCGTTTAACCCCCGCGGCAATGACCAAAGCCCGAAGGGGTACAATCGGGCAAAACTATATTCGGGGAAGGCCTTGGATTTTGACGGGGTGAATGATTATGTCAAAACGCCAAATATGGCTTTGCAGTCTACTAATGTTTGGACGTATTCGGCAAATGTAAAGATTGATACTGGCAGTATATTGGCTTGGTATATCTTTGACACTCGCGCAAGTGAAGCGACTGGACAAGGAGCGCACTTTATCTCAACGGGACAATTACAAATCTTTCAAGTAGGTGACCCATCAAGAATATCGGACTTTATTTTTGAAAGAAATCAATGGTATAAAATAGATATAACCTCGGACGCTTCAAGTGTAAACCTTTATATCAACGGCGTATTTTCTCAATCGTTTGCGGCTTTTAATGTTGTAAGTGTTTCGGGTGGTTTAACAATAGGCGCAAGGTTTACTAATAACTATTCTTTAGCTGGTAATATAGGCGGCTTTAAAGCGTTTAATGTAGCCCTAACCGCCGCACAAGTGGCCGACCTATACAACAACCCGGAAAAGGTCGTACCTACTGGAGTGGATAACACCGCTTTAAAGTTATGGCTTCCAATGATGGAAGGCGCGGGAACGACGGCGTACGATGGTAGCGGCAACGGAAACCACGGGACAATCGCGGGGGCCACATACGTCAACGGAATCGGCGCACCCGTAGCGCAGTCGGCGGTGATGGATTGGAATAAGGGGAGTAATATATATTCTTACTCTAATGAGTTTGATGAATGGACAAAAGCAAACGCTACGATTACCGCAGATTATGCAATAAGTCCAGACGGCACGCAAAACGCAACACGCGTAGAAATGACGCCGGGAGGCATTATGTATATAAGCGCAACGGGTTCAAGCGGCGATAACACATTGAGCGTTTGGGCCAAATCAACAACGGGTACGGGCGCACAATTTAGATTTTTTGGAAACGGAAACACAATAAGTTCGGGATTGCAAACAACGACCGATGAGTGGCAAAGATTTGAATACACTTTTACTTATTCAGCCGTAACCGCTGGTATAAAAGGTGATGACGATATTTTGTTTTTTGGGTTTCAGCACGAAATATCAAGCGAAGCGGGTGCTTACATTCCAACGATTGGAAACACAACACAACCAACCCCCGTATTACTCCCGCAAGGCTTAACAACGGGCCGCGATATTACGGGCGTGAATCTATTTGAAAACGTGCGGAAACAAGGCGCGCTAAATCTTGACGGGAATTCGTGGGCAGAGGTTCACGATAATGAAAGCCTTGATTTTGGAACGGGTTCGTTTAGCCTTGAAGTTTGGTCTAAAGCAAAATATATATCAAGCGGAAGCATTTACAATGTATTGCTAACGCTTGGAGGTAATGTTTCGGGCGGTTCCACATCTTCAATTTATATTGATTCATCTTTAAATTATACGTTTAGATACGATTCAACTTTAATAGTAGCGGGCGGTTCAAGTGAAGGCGATTGGTCGCACGTTGTTGGGGTTTATGATGGTACAAATATAAACATCTACTTAAACGGCTCTTTTGTTGTGCAAGCGGCGGCGAGTGCAACGAGTAAAACAAATGATTTGGTAAAAGTTATTGGCCGAGATAGTAGTGGAAATTCAAGAGCATACAAAGACCAACTCGCCCAACCGCGCATCTACAACCGCGCTCTTACGGCATCCGAAATTGAAAGAAACTACAACGCGGGAAAAAACACATATACAAATTAAAAAAGAATCAAAATGAGGGGAAACGTTTACATCTCAATTCCAGCGGCGGACAAAGACAATGCATTGCCGTCAGCCATCACACGATACGATTGGACTGAAAGCACATACAATGATGAGGGTGAAGTGGAAACCACCACAACCATCCATCCAACGTGGTCGCAGTACGGCGAAAAGTACAAAGCGGATTTCGGTGCGGCCGTATCGGTTAGCGTTAACGATGTGGAATTCATAGTGTATGAATTGGAAGTGTCATGGAAAGATTCGGAAACCAGCGCATTGATTGCATTGGGTTCTAAGAAAGCCGCGCCTAAATACACATTGATGAACGCAAGCGAAGCGCGTGCGTTTATCGCCGACAATTCGGATGTGGTTGCTTAATCTAAAAAAATAGTTTATTATGGAACGTAAGATTGAAAAAATAATATTGCATTGCGCCGCAACACCGGAAGGCCGCGACGTAAAAACGGAAACGATAAAATCGTGGCACGTCAAAGGCAACGGATGGTCTGACATCGGATATCATTTCGTCATTGAATTGGATGGCGCGGTAAAAAACGGACGCCCACTCCATAGAAGCGGAGCGCACACGAAAGGCCACAACGCCACATCAATCGGCATTTGCTATGTTGGTGGTATAGATAAGGACAAAAAGCCAAAAGACACGCGCACGGACGCCCAACGCAAAGCATTGGACCAGCTTGTTGCCGATTTAAAAATGGATTATCCAACGGCAACGATTCACGGACACAATGAGTTCGCGGCGAAAGCGTGCCCATCGTTCGACGTGCAAAAGGAATACGGCGTGCCGAAACCAAAGGTGACGAAACCAAAGGTGACGAAAACAACAACGAAAGAATAATGATTCAGCGCATCAAGTCATTGGCAAAATCCAAAGGCAAACATCTTTTGAATGTTTGGCAGTATTCAGATGCCCAGCCCACGGAAATCACATTGGCATTGGTGAATCTATTGCTTGCACCATTGGCCACACTTATCGAATTAGGTCCCCTCTATTTTTACCAAATCGCTTTGGTGTGTGCTGGGGTGTTTCAATTGGTTTGTGTGGCTAATGGCGATTTAAAATGCCGCGTTCGCGCGTCGATTGTAACGTTCGGGCTGTTCGTCACCACATTGATGATGTATGTCGTCACCATTGGACTATCAACGCCATCACATTGGGGATGGTTGGTGTTGGTGTTCTCATCATTTGGGTCTTTGAAAAGATTAAAAACGGAACAATTGCATCGCCATGAATAGTACGGAACAAATATTGATTACCATTGGGACAATCGCGGGGTCCGCTGGGATATGGAAATTCTTTGAGGCGCGATTGAAATTAAAAGCAGAACAACGCAAGGATGAATTGCAAAATAATGACGGCGTGCAATATCGTGACGATTTGAAAAATAGAGTGGAAAAAATGTCCGTGGCTTTAGAAGAAGCCAGCGCGAAGATTCTTGAGTTGACCCAAAAGGTTGCCGAATTAGAAACGGAAAACAAATACTTGCATCGCGAGATTGATATACTTAAAAGAAGATAAAATGATTGAACGACTATTCAAAAACATCAAAACTACCATCGTGGGCGGAATCGTGTTTGTTACCGGGGCGTTACTCGTTGCATTCGAAAAAGCATCATTGAGTGAATTCGGCGCGTTCATCGGCGTGGCGTTCGCGTTGTTCTTTTCCAAAGACCCTAAATCCACAAAAACAAAATAAATGACCGACGATTTTAATGATTGGGTTTCCGAATTAGAGGAAGCCCCGCAACCGCAATGTTCAATTGACAACCCCGAGGAATGCGATTCGTGTGGGGCGTGATGACAAAATGGTGCGTGGTCGCAATTACCGCATCAATGATGATGTCTTGCGGCGCATCGTGGCACCTAAAACGTGCAATTGCAAAAGACCCGACCATCATTGCGGACACCATCGTTCGCGTTGATACAACGATTGTAACGAACGAAATCCGTGTGGTGGACACATTGGTCGTTCGCGATACGATAACGCGGGAAATCGTGCGCGGTGGCGCACGGGTGCGAATACAACGAATACACGACACCATTCGTGTGGATGTTGTGTGTCCGCCCGATACCATTCGCGTGATTGCTGAGGTTCCTATTGACCGCCTAATCTATAAAGAGCAACCGCCCAAGCGTTCATTGTTGGACCAACTGGGTATGATTCTTTTTTTGATTCTGCTCATATCAATCGCATTGATGGTGTCAAGATTCTTGAAAGGGATATGATAAAACGAACAACGTCGTCCCGATGGATGCGTTGTTTTGTTGTTGTGGGGGGCGTCCGTTGGGCGTCCCTTTTTTAATGCAATAAAAAAAACTTTATTAACGTATTGTGAATTCAAATATTTGTTTTACATTTGGAGTGTTGGAACGAACCAACGACCAAACACCACTATCATGGATTACAAAATAACAAAATCAATCGCGGGCGTTTATAGAGTAGAAATAGGCGAAGCGAGTTTAAGTGTAACAAAATATTTAGACTCATGGTCATTCATGTTTCCAAACAATGATGAAGGCAAAAGAGCAATCCAAGAGTTGAACAACATCACATCAAATGTTCGCACATTAAGCCAAGCAAAGGAAATGGTCAAACAAGTTGCATTAAATTTTTAAAACCAACCCCAACACCCCAATCATTAAATGAGAAAACCCCGACGTACGCATTCGTTTCGTCGGGGTTTCTACTTAACAAATTGAGATAGAGAGAGCAAGAAATCGTGTTGTTCTTTTGTTTTTTTGGCTTATTGTTAAATTTTAACTTTGTCCAAAAATGAGAATGAGATTTGCCGCTCCCCTCCCGGGGGCGTGAATTCATTCACATGGCCAAAGTTAACGACCGCAAATGATAAAGTCAAGTTTATGGAAGGCGGGTTCTTCACACTTGTATTAACATTTTTTTTAAATATTTTTTATTCACGTATTGTGGATTCGGTTTTTTGTTGTATGTTTACACCATCGCAACGGAGCGATACCAAACAAAACACCACGATTATGAAAAAGCAATACAACACATTTGAAAACATAGGATATTCGGTTGTTCTACTGGCGATGTTCTTCATCGGTTCATTCGCAATCCTATCCGTGTACAAATTGTTGTCGCTCCTTTTGGGGGTCGACGCATAACATACAAGCAAACGATTCCGAACGACGCCCGGAATCGCACACAACAACAATGGCGTTATTTAATTTTTTATTATGGCAAATGTAGATTTTGCAAAAGGACACGGAACCATCTTGAGTGGTTCGGTAAAGTATGCCCGCTTAACAAACGAAAGCGGACCCGATGGAATGTCGGAAAAATATGGTTGCGATTTGTATTTGGACGAGGCGTCCACAAAGCAATTGAATGACCTCAAGATTTTGGACCACGTTCGTGCGAAAGACCCACAAGGTAATTTCAAACATGAAGAACCAGTTGTGAAAATCAAATCCATCAACATTCCAAAAGGATATTTGGCGAACCGCCAAATGTTTGATGGATTGATTGGGGACGGAAGTGAGATTCGTGCGAACGTATGGATTAAGAAATGGGAACACAAAGGCAAAAAAGGTCTATCGGTTTGGTTGTCGGCTTATGTCATCACTAATTTGATTGAGTACGCCACAAACGATTCCGATGCGTTGTTTGAAGGTCTGCCCGACGTTGGCGAATTGATGCCGAACCAAGGCAACGTGCCGACAAGCAAACCAAACGTTGCAACGGCAACGGCAAACGATGCGTTTGGTGAATCGAGTGATGATTTACCTTTTTAATTTTTAGCCCTATGAACGTACGACCAACAACAATGATTGACGAAATGGTTGCATTCTTAAAAAAAGAATACAACACGGACGTGATGGAAAAACGACGTCTTGAATCGGTTGTGGTTCCGCGTGCGGCATTGTTCAACGTGTGTCGCGGATATTATTCCGCGACCACGCTGGGCAAATATTTCGGAAAGAATCACGCCACGATTCTACATCATTACAAAAACCACGACGCGTTGATGCTGGTTCCGCAATACCGGGAATCATTCAATGCACTGACCGAGATATTGACCAAGTACGATGAACGCGCACGACTGAATAAGGAAACCGCGGAATCAATCATTGATTTCCTAAGAACGGAAAACGAATCGTTAAAACAAAAATTGCAAGCATATGAAGAAGTTAATTCGTAAACGCCGCCACATGATATATGTGAACCGATACCTTGTGGAATTACAATGGGATTCATTGAACACGATGTTGGTGGCATCCAAAACGCAATGGAACGATGACATCGTGAAATCATTGGACAACAACGCACGATTGATTCGCAAATACCAACGCCGTAAAAGATGGCTAACATTTTAAGAGATGGATAAATTCACAACATTCAAAGACGCCATCAAATTGGTGGCATTGTACCAAGCGACATTAGAACAAATGGATACAATGAAAGGAACACGATTGTACCGCCAAAACATCAAAGCAATGATGCGGCGGTTGGAAACGGAAATCGAACGCGCCATCAACGGCCCATTGTCCGCATTGGATTCCACTGATGAAGAATTGATGTCGACCATTCAATACAAAGTTGAAATGATTTTGGATTTGTCGTTGGAAGAATTGGCCGGGTTGAAACTGGCGATTGATGAACATCGCGATGTATAAAGTAAGGGTATAACCTCACGAGATTTGATTTCGGTAAGGGTAAAACCTTACAATTATAGGCGCAGACATATAAAAATGGGCGCAAACCTTAAACACCAAAGAATGATAGTCAAAGTGTTTTGATTATCACATATTGAGAACCTTTAAAACAAAAGAGAAATGAAAAATTTAAAAGAACTAATCAACCAGCGTAATGGATTGTGGGCTGATGGAAAACGACCAACCACAGAAGAGAGATTAAAAGTAGAAGACGCTATAAGCAATCTTTGGCAAAG